GTTGGTAAACTAGAAAGTAGAAATCTAGAAGAAATATTTCTTAGAATTGACACAGTAGAATTGCCCGGCAAATCTCTTGCAACTTCAGAGGTTAAGTACTATGGGCCCCCAAGAAAATCTCCATATGGAATGACATATGAAGATTTAAATTGCACACTTATGTTGTCTGCAAATATACGTGAAAGATATATTTTCAGTCAATGGATGAATGCGATATACGATTATGAAACTGCAAGACTAGAATATTTTGAGAACTATACGACAGACTTAGAATTTATAACTTACAGTGAAGATGGAAACCCGTTAGCTACTACAAAGTTTGAAGAGGCATACCCATTGTCTATTGGTGCGATTAATTTTGCATATTCAAACGAAGATGTTGCAAGGATGCCACTAACATTCGCATATAGAAAGTGGGTAGAAACCGCGCCAGTTAAATTGAGTGGTGCGGTATCTCCATACGGTAGTCTTGCAAACGCACAGCAGTATTTATCATCAGAAGAATATGGAAATTCTTTTGAAAGATTTATTAATCAAGCCGAATCAAGTAGTCCATTCGGACAGATAGCTTCGGGATTTGCAAAACTAGGTGGGGTGGATGCATCATTAAATTCCGTAGTAAATAACATGAGTAGTATACTAAACGAACCATTTAGTGCAGTACAAGACTTTGGTAACAAGATAACTGCATCATTAAACGAACCATTTAAAGAATTTGGTAATTTACAAAATAGAATTAGTCAATTTAATCCAGTTAGTAGATTACAAAGTCAAGCGAACAATTTTGTCAAGAAAAGATTTGGTGGACTTTTCGGATAAATATAATTATTGAATTGAGGAGTATAGAATGTCTTTACCTATTATTAACCAACCAACATATGAGTTGACTTTACCATCAACAAATAAAACATTAAGATTTAGACCTTTTTTGGTAAAAGAAGAAAAAATTCTTTTAATGGCCCAAGAGGGGGGAGATATCGATGAACAGATTGAATCAGTAAAACAGATAGTAAGAAATTGTATTGTTTCTGATACTAATGTAGATACTATGTCAACATTTGATATTGAATATCTTTTTATTAAAATTCGTAGTAAATCTGTCGGAAATATTATTAATCTAAATTATAAATTTGATAACTGCACAGCAGAGTTAAATGATGATAGTACTGTACCAAGAATTTGCGAAGTACCATTTGAATTAGACTTAGATGAAGTAGTAGTTAAAACCGAAGGAGAGCACAATAACATTATCAACATAACCGACGATGTTGGTGTTGTGATGAAATATCCAGATTTTAAATTATTAAGTAAAATCGCATCAATGAATAATTATGATGAACTAATTGATGTTGTTGGTAATTGTGTAAAAATGATTTTTATGGGAGATGAAACATATGACCCCAGTGAATATAAATCAGAAGAATTGAGAAATTTCTTTGAGAGTTTGAGTCAGGAACAATTTCAAAAAGTTAGTAATTTTTTTGAAACAATGCCACAAACAATGGCAAATGTTCGTATACAATGTAAAAAATGCGGAAAGATGGAAAATATTGAATTAAAAGGTATATCGGATTTTTTCGAATAACTTTATATCATGAAAGTTTGGGGTCTCTCTACCAAACAAATTTTTCTCTTATGCAATATCATAAATATAGTTTAACAGAACTAGAAAATATGATTCCTTGGGAACGTGAAATATATGTATCGTTATTAGTTAACTATTTGCGTGAACAAGAACAGAAACAAAAAGGCTAGAGGATAATATGGAAATGACAGAAAACAGAGATAATAAATATCAAAATTGGATCGATTTGGCAAAGGCCGTCGATTCGTGGAGAATCTTTCCAAGACTTTTTATTACGACATACATTTATTTACTGTATGCAGTAGTAAATTGGTTCATGACATTAGACACACCAAATTTAGAACAATCTGGTTTGGTTAGTATCGTTGTCGGTGCCGGTGCTGCATGGTTTGGATTATATTTGGGTTCAAGTAAAAAGGCTGAATAATGGCAACTTTAGATTCCGTAATAGAAAATATTAATAGTTTTAATAATACAGGACAACTATCACAGGCACTAGAAAGTGTCTCTGATAGTTTAGAAACTGGTACTGGTGTCACTGCACTTGGTGAAATTTCACAACTCATCAAAACACAAGGTGATATGTCTGTTAAGGAATTAAAACGTTCAAGAGAAGATTTAGCATCTCTTAAAGATAAAGTATTAACATCTGATAGAATTGCAGAAAAAGATAGAAGTAATATTCTAACTCTTATTCAAAATCAAGAAGATGTAATTAATCAAAATACTACATTATCAAAAAGAGCTGCAGAGTTTGTCCAAGAAAATATTAAAGAAAAAATACCAGACATTGCTGGTGTTGCAGCAGGGGTACTTTCGGAGAGTCCAGCGGCCGCTCTTGGTGTTAAGTTTATTGGTGATAAAATCCAAGAGAGTAGAGAAAGAAAAAGAAAAGAAAGAGAAGAAAGAGCTGCAAGATTGCAGAGAATTGCAGACGAAGAAGATAGGCATAATAGAGAATTAGAAGTACTACGTGGACAAATAACTAACGAAGAAACTCTTTCTAAAGTCAATATGACTCAACAGGAAGCTGCAGATATTGCAAAACAAAATGGGATGGATTATCAAGATTATATCAATGACTTAAAAAATCAATTGATTGAACAATCCAAACTACAGAAACAACAAAAAGATGTTCAAGAAGCAAAATTAAAAGAAACTGAAGAACTAAAAGATAAATTTGGTTTTGATCAAAGTGGGGCCCCAGTAACAGAAAGTCCTATTGGGCCTGGCAATCCATCTACCCCATCAGAACCACTAGAAACATTATCTGATGGTGGTGGCGAACCATACCTTGCAGAAATTAGAGACTTGTTAAAATTTATGTCAAGTCCAGATACAGTGACTCCATTTGACATAGAAAATAGTAGAGAAGAACGTAGATTTCAAAAAGATTTGGCCGCAAAAGAAGAGGCAGTAATTGAACAATTAGAAATCCAAACTGATTTATTAGAGAAAATTCATAAAGAACAAAATGATGACTTAAAAGAAAATATCATTGCAAACATGGCAGGCAGTATTGGTGGCAAATTAAGTGGTTTTGCCTCTATGATTGGTGGTAGTGTTGCAGGCGCATTAGGACTTGGTGGTCTTGGCGGTGCGTTAGGACTTGGCGGAAAGAGTGCGAAGGCAGGCAAAACTGCAGGCAGGGCTGCAAAGGCAGGAAAACTTGGTAGACTTGCAAAGATAGGTAAGATTGCAAAAACTGGTGGTATTGCGGCACTAGGTGCAACTGCAGCAAGTGCATTAGTTGGTGGTGCTACAAAACTAGGAAAAACTGTAGTTGGTGCTGGTAGTGCATTAATGGGGGGTGTTAAAAGAGTTGCTGGTTCTGTTGGAGAGATGGCAGGAAGGGCGACAACCAATCTTGGTGAATCTATAGGTAAGGTTGCATCATCTGCAACTGGTATTGCAAAAGCAACTCCAGAACCAAAAGCACTCACGAATGTAGCAGATGCAATTACTAAAACTGGGCCTGATATGATTGATGGTAAAATTGCATCCCCCAAAGTTACACCAACCCCCAAAGTTTCTACTCCACCAAAACTACCAAAGGCCGCCGGTGCGTTAGATACTGCGAAAGGTGCATTAAAAAATGTAACTGCACCAGTTGTTAAACTAAAGGATGGTGCGGCCAAATCAGTTGCTGGTGCATTAGATAAAACCATTGCAAAAAAGATTCTTGCATCAAAAGGTGCAAAGTTACTTGCAAAGGCAATCCCAGGCATAGGTATGGCCGCAGGAGGATTATTTGCACTCAACTCATTATTTAAAGGTGACTTTGTTGGTGCAGCTGCGGAAGCGGGAGGAATATTCCTTCCATCTGTTGCAGGGGCCCCATTAGATGCAGGGATTATGGCAAGAGAAACATATAATCAAATGTTTGGTACAGAAGATAATCCATTTCCACTCGAAGGAGATATGATTAAACAACCTGATGTTGCAAAAAGTCGTATGGGTCAACTAAAGGATATGGCATTAGAGGTTATTGGAGTTGGACAGGAAGAACTAGATAAACAAGGAAAAATACAGGCATTGCAAAAAGAAATAACTGATGCCGAAGATAGAATTACAAGGTCTACTGGCGGAGAGAATGTATATTATGGTAGAGATTCCAAAGGAATTGAAAAAGACCAAGCTTCTATTGCTGCAAAACAGGCAGAAATTAATTCTTTATCAGTCTCATCTGGTGAAACATCAACATCCCCAGACTTGAGTGGTGGTTCTGCAACTGAACAAATGAGTATGAATTCTGAAAGAGCCAATTTAAACCAAGAAATGAACAACATGATGCGACAAGAGGCGATAACTAGAAATACACCATCCAATACTGGTGGAACCGCAAATGTTGTTAATGCGCCTCAACAAAATATCAATGCATCAAAGACAACAATTGTACAACAACCGCACGTTAGAAATCCAGACCCATCAATTGGGTTTGCTCAACGTGGATTACAAGGAGCAGTATAAATGAAAAAAATAATTAGTAGATTAACAAAAGAAAAAGAAGCAATTTGTATCATTGCTGGTATTGCAGTATTACTAACACCAACTAGTTTAATTGGTTGGGGGTTAATTCTGTATGGCGCATACAATGTCTTTATGGATAGATGAATAAAGAAGATACAATTAAATTTGTAAAGGTGCATGTATTAAGACATGTAATGAAAACTTTACGTCAGAGAGAAGAAAAAGAAAAGGAGGGATAAACCCTCCTTTTCCACTCTTGCTATGTGTTAGTTTTTTTAGGTGGTGTTACGACCATTCGGACTTATCTGCACCAAGGATATACTAACTTACCTTTTTAGTCCTCTGCAGCAAGTTTTTCAAAGTACGAGAAATCCTCGTCATCATCATCTACTGTGCTACTTACACTTTTTGGTTCCTTCCATGATTTATCTTCAAAAGTAGGAGCCGAAACTTCTGGCATTACTGGTGCAGGAGTCTCTTCGACATAAACATCTCTTTCTGCAGATGTTGTAGTCTGTACAGAACCAAGGACTTTTCCTAAACGATCCTTTAGTGCATCATAAGATTTAAACTTATCTTCGGCAACAAACTCTGCGAGAGAATGTTGTGAGTTGTATATTGTTTCCAATACACTTTCATCTTCCGATAGTCCACTTGTTGAATCGAATTCAGATTTATCGTAGTTCTGATAACCATCTACTCGTCTGATTTTTAGTTTAAAGTTTGCACCATCCCAAAAATCAAATGGGTTTACTGGTTTTTCATCTTCAAACTCAGGACGCATCATGTCTTGAAGTTTATCGAAGATTTTTTTACCAAACTGATAAAGGAAAACTTTTCCTTCATTGTGTGGGTTTGCAGGGTCTTTTACTACGTAAATATTAGAAATGTACTTCAATTTACGTTTACGTTCCCTAACAATATTCTGGTTTGCAGTAGAACCTGTCTGCCACAACTCAGAATTCGCTTCACAGATTGGACATTTCTTGTTGATGGTTGTAAGACAGTTATCTATCAACCACCCGCCAGGGCCCTTAAAACCGTGATTAAATACTCTTACCCATGGCAAATCTTCACCTTGTGGTTGAGGGAGGAAACGAATAACGGCATAACCATTACCAGATTTATCAACTTCTGGTTTCCAAAATCTCTCATCCTTATTAGACGAAGTTTGTTGTGGGTTTGATGTTTTTTCTAATTCTTCTGCAAGTTTAGAAAAGTTAGTACGGTTAGATTTTAATGCTGCGAATGACATATATTTTCTCCTATGTTTGTATACGTTGTATTCGATTGTTTATAGTAAGTCACATTTACATAATGTATGAGTGTACTATATCACTCTTTTATTGATTCGTCAAGCTGTTTTTTTCTTTTTTCTTTGTTTTTTGAAACTTTTTGCCAACCAGTGTTGGTTTTAATGAGAACTTGTTCTGCGTCCTTGACACTATCCTCAATTTTTGTTCCTTTCTCTAACAGTTTTCTTTCTTTTCGCATCTTGAAAGATAACTGCGCGGCGATTAATAATAAGATTGCAAGAGGGTCGAAAACAAATACAATTGCAATTATAACCCATCTCACTGCAGACTCAAGTATATCAGCATCTGCATCACCATACACAAACTCTGCAATGTATTTTACAGGTCCAACTTCGGCCTCTAGTTTTCTATATGATGTTTCTAAATTATACCTTTCTTCAGTCAATGTGTCAATAGATTTTTCCGCATCTATAATATTATTTTCTAGTCTTTGAATTCTTGTAAGTTGAGTTTCACTTAATTCATTAACACCCAATTTATCTCTTAGTCTATCTAAAAGTTCATTACTTTGTGTTAGTTCATTTCTTTCTGCATCTCTTAACTGATTGATTCTTTCTCTTGAAGATGTGACAATTTCACTAACCTTTGACTCTTCTTTTTCTCTGAATTCTTCAACTTTCTTTGCAGTATTTTTACCATAGTTACCATCTACTGCTGCACCGACTAGAGATTGCAAGGCCTCTATGTTTTGGTCTGCAATGTACTGTTTAAGTAAGTCTAAAGTACCAGATGCAGAATTAATAATCTCTTGTTGTTCATCAACTAATGAATTGTAATTTTTACGTACTGTTTCAATTCTAGTTAATTCTTTTTCTATTTGTGCGTTAACTTGTTCGTTTGTGTTAGAACCAGAAGTTTCAATTTTTTCAATTTCTACGAGTGATTTAGTTACAATAGTTTCTTGTCTTACTATGTTGGTAGAAATCTGCTCAATCTTTGCAATATTTTCTCTTGCGGTTGAAGTTTGTTCGATATGTGCGGAAGATAAAAATCCAAAAATACCCATACTGGTAAGCAACATTAGAACGAATACTGCAATTGTCAGATATCCACGCAACCATCTAGGTATATCTTTCCAATGTCTATGTAACCATAGTGCAGTAACAATTTTACCGGCCTCTAAAACTCCACCCATGATGATAATAGGTAACATCGCAGCGGCGAAGATTTTAGATAAACCAATAATACTGTAATATGCTGCAACTCCACTAATAGATAGTGCAACAAATAAAGTTAAAAATTCCATAGTTATCTACCCTTATAGTAGATGACCATACTCCTCGTTGAAATCATCTACCATTACTTTCTTTAAAATATCTTTATAGTAATCTATATTTATATCCAAAAAGGCAGAGTATTTTTGACATTTAAATTTGTATAGGGGCCAATAGGTTGTTTCGTTTATATTCACCTTATCCACAAAACCAAACATCTTATCAAATACTATTAGGGTTTCTAGGGAAATTTCTCCCCTAGATTCCATTTTCATAATAAGTGGATATTCGCCATGTACAGATTTAAATATTTTTGCAAAATTTAAATCTAAATCTACGGCCTTGGTAAGTAGTTCCTTTACATCATTTTCAAATATATAAGATAAACTTTGGATTCTTTTTTTCCATTCCTTGTGTGTATCAAAGGTTTCGTCATCCAATAATTTTCCAGACCACATGAATTCATTTCTGGCGAGTGCGAGACTACCACCAGAAGTTACATCTAGAAACGCTGCAAGTAAAAATTCTTCTAACTCTTTTTTGTTAAATCTTCTAGAAAGTTCTTCAAAAGTTTTTTTATCATCTCTACGTTGAAATGCATCATTACTTACTTTTTGTTTACCTTTATATTTTACATAGTCATACTCACCTTGAAAATGAGATTTCATTGCAATATAAATTTTAAATGCGTCAAATTCATCCATTTTTCTTTGCGATACTATCATAGAGGTAATTTAGTTGCGGTCTTGGGAATCATGTGAAGATTCTCAGCCTCATATTGTATCTTCTCCTTTAATAGTGGTCCAACCAAATTTGAAACTGATTCTATATCCAAATCTTTTTCCTCGCAATATTGCACAATACACTCTATATAACTCATGCCAGATTCTTTTGCAATATTTTCAATATCACCTGTAAACTCTTTACTACTTTTAACTTTCAACACTTATTTGTTCTCCCTATAAAAAATATGTTTACCAATTTTATTTGTTCGATGGAACTTTTTAGACCAAGATGGTTGTACATAATCTGCATGATAGAATGTTGCACCAAAACTTGGGTCGTAAGTTCGATTAGATAGATATTCATTAACTACGTGCCACGAAACTCGCATTGCAAGATCCCAAGCTCGTGCATCATAAATTTTATCAGACTTACCATCACACCACCAACTAAACTGACAACGATGACGGATAGGATAAAATTTACCATTTTGTTTCCAAGATTCTTTTACTGGACCTTGTTTAACGACCCCACAAATATCATTGGGAAAATTGTCTGAAAATACACGATTAAGAGTTACGTATGCAACTGCAACCTGTCCTGTAATAGATTCACTTCTAGATTCATGATATACATTTTCTGCCAAACATCGCAATTCCGAGTTTAACATATTTTCAACATCTTTATATTTTGGAATTTCTGCGTATGATGCTGCGGTACTAACTGTAGTAGTAGCAAATACAGCAAGGGCCAAACCCAATTTAGTAACTACCTGTTTCACTTTATGCCTCTTTAGTGATTCTTTATAGTTACATTATATTAGATTTGACCCATACTGTCAAGTGTTTTATTAATCTTTATTTGAAACAAAAGAATACATTTCTTTTGCTTTATTCATTAACTCGTCCATAGAATATGGTTGGCAAGCCTCTTGAAATTCTTCAGTGGTTGCTTTATTAGCTTCAAACTGCTGGCGCCAGAAATCCATGTTGATATGGTATTGTTGATCCATATAATCTTTTGCCAGTTTAAGCATATCTGCTCTTATTTCAAATGGGTTCTTATTAGACATTATTTCATCCCTTTCACAAAGGCATCACCAGTTGCATTTGCAAAATCACTCATAGATTTTACTGCAACTTTTGTGAATGTTGTTTGGGCTTCAATAAAGGCCTTTAGTGGTGCAGACAAAGTTTCGTCTTTCACTAAAGTGTCAACCATTGTTTTCTTTGTAGTCTGGATATGGTCAATCCAGTAGTTTGTTGTCCAATCATTAATCATGATTCTCTCCTGTGTGTTTGTGTTGTGTAGTTTACATGCATAGATCTTCGTATTTGGTGGTATGAGCTCTATGCTTACTCATATCAAGATTATTTTCAATTCTAAATACAAATGAAAATAATTTATTTAATTTTTCTTTCAAGTTGAACAATTCTTTTCTCCATCAAATCCATTTGATATGCTATGTTAGGATATTTATCTTTCCATTTACTTTCTGTTTGTAAAATCTTGAAATCATATCTTTCAGCGGCCCAGTTATAAACATCTTCAGTTTTCTGAAAAAACCATTTACCTAATCTAGTATCTTCAAACCACTTACTTGTTGCACTACCGATAATACTACCAGCGATGGCCTGTACCAACCAAAACCATATCATCATTTTCTAATCTCCTTATATATTCCTACTGGACATGTTTGCCAATCCCATATCCAATGTCTTTCTGGATACATATTGTAAAATTTACTATCTTCTTTGGTTGATCTATAGTCACATATTCGCACGAACTGTTGTTGTCCGTCCACGTAAATATGAGTCAGGGTTGTGAAGCTCAAGTAGAGTACGATGGTTTTCATTGTATTCTTCTATCATACCTCTCAGTCCATCTATGTGACTGTCTCTTTTGGATGTGAATACTTCTGGTTCAGATTTACCATCAACCGCAGCAATAATAACTAAATTATTAATTGGAATTCCAGTTCTTTCTTCAAACATAACAGAATAACCAGATGCCTGTCTAAAATACTTTTCTAATTTTCCATACTTATCACCAACCATAGTTTGTCTCGAAGTTTTAAAATCAATAATAGATAATTTTCCCATATATTCTGCAACGCAATCAACTGTACCAGCAAGTCGTAAGTGGTCAGAATAAAGACTACATTCTTGACTATACACATTATCTATCGCATTGTCAAGCACTGGTTGCATAATTTTAAATAATTCTAAGTCAGTCGGAATCATTTTAGAAAAATTTAATTCAACATTATTAATATAATCTTCGCACATCTTGTGTACTGATGTACCACGTCGAGCAGCTTGAGAACTTATTTTGTTTGCCTCTTTTTCACCTACACGCTTTCTCCATGCCATAATTCCCTTTGCAGAGAACCACCCAAGTACTGTAGTGATCGATGGATATTTCAATCCATCAGGTGTTTCGTAAAGTCTTTTGCCTTCGATATTTACTGTTTTTAATTTTTCAATTTCAAAGTCAAGTTCTACATGATTAAACATTGTGTTTCCTATATTATTTTACATTTCCCATAATTTGAGATAAGGTTTTACCTCTTGGAATTTTTTTCATGATTGTTTTATATATTTTCTGTTTTAATGCATCACCTTGAATGGCGCCGCCGGGCCCAGATTTTACATCTCGTAAAACTGGTTTTCCTTCTTTCTTAATTGTAATGTATTCAAAATCTTTTACCGTTAGATTACCAGATGAATTCTTAATAGGATTTCCTTTATCATCTGTGTAGAATACTGTGTGATTTTTTCCACCTAGAATCATATGTACTGCACCATCTACTCCACTAGGTAGTCCTCTATCTATGTAATCTAACATAGTTTTAGCGGCGCCTTCATGGGTAGATAATAAAATATCGTCTGGTACAACCCTACTTCTAGATTTATTTTGTTTCACCGCAACTGAATAATCAGTCAATACCCATACAACATGAATATCTTTTGGTTGATATCCGGCATTTAACAGAGATGGAATAACATCAGAAATATGTTTTGTATGTTTCATCGTAACATCGAAAATAATATTGGGTAATCTACCTTGAGACATACCTTTAAGTAACAATTCTAAAGTTTTATCTTTTAAGTTTAGACCTTCCACATGTTTATGTAAAATAAATACATCTTTTGGGTCTCTGAGATTTAATCCTAATAATTCTTGATTTGTTCTTTTGATATCATTGATTTTAAGAATAAGTCTTTTCCACTCATCGACATCTCTAACTTTAAATTTTTCACCTTGCATAAAGTTTGAGATAGCAAAACCTTTACCACTACCGGCACCACCAGCCAAAAAAACTATTTGGTTATACTTTGAACCTTTACCAACAATTACTTGTTTTTCTTCTAGGTATTCTTTTTCTAAAAAATCATGTCTTATATCTTCAAACTGTTTCATTTTTCGTATCCAGTATCTGTTGTATCTTTTGAGCCTTTTCTTGCTCTGTATCTAAATGCAAATCCTTATTAATTACTTTCTCTAATTTGAGAAAGGGAATTCTTTCGTTTGGTACGTATCTCCAAGTAAACCCTTTATCAGAGTATACACCAAAAATACTCTCACGTAAACCTATTTTTACGATTAATGCATCATTACCATCTAAAATAACCTTATCTCCCTCATTAAACGCAGCATTCATTTTGAAAGTTGCACCCTTAACAAATGCATCTACAAAGTTTTTAATCCATGCGGCGATAATTAAAGATAAAAGTATTGCTGCCCAAGGAGCCAAATATGAAGTCATATCACTTGAAAAGTTTGTAATTACTGGATCCATATTCGACTCCTTGGTTAAAGTTAAATTACCCCTTCGACTTCTTCACTTTCTTTTTTCCATTCCTCAATAACTTCGTCCATCTCTGTCAAAACAGGATTTTCCAGACCAAGTTGTCTATCGATTGCGGCGTTTACAAATATATTTATAAAAGAAAAATCATCAACTAATTTATCCATATCTGTGTCTATATTATTATACTCCAAGTAATCTACACATAAATTAATTACATCCATCGATAATTCTTCTGAGTATTTCAGTGTATCTTCATACGCTCCGTAGTTTTTAAATCCTTCTACTGGCGATTTCTGCTTCAGTTGAAAAATATGAGTGGCATCTACTACATTGGTCATGTTAACCTCCTATTATTATAATTATAGACCTTTTTTATCTTTTAAAATAATATAATTTTTAACTAACTCGCTTCTCACAATATCAGATTGATGAAATTCAATAAATGAAAATTCTGGCATGTCTTTAATAATTTCGATAAAATCACTTATACCATTTCTTTCAGAAGACTTACTAAAGTCGGATTGTCTAAAATCTCCACAGAAAATAATTTTACAATTATCTCCAATACGTGTAATGATACTGTCTAGTTCATGAAAATTTAAATTTTGACATTCATCAACTATAATGATTGTATCTTCTAATGTTATACCTCTGATATAGGATGTTGTTAGAAAATTTACGGCATTCTTTTTTCGTAAAATTTCATACGCATCTCCTCTCTGGAATATATTAGTAAAGATTGATTTATATGGTGCTTCGTATACCTCCGTTTTTTGTTCTTCTGTGCCAGGCAAGAAACCAATATCTCTAGTTGGTACTACACTACGCACAATAGTTAAATTCTTATACTGATTTTGTGGGTCTAAAACTTCACTCATTCCAAGGTAACAGGATATAAAAGTTTTTCCTGTACCAGCTAATCCATGCAAAAATAAATTTTTGTCGTTCTCATACGCCGTCCAAACTTTGTCTTGCGTAAATGTTATAGGTGTTATTTCCTGTAAATTAAAATATGGTTCATTAAGTACTGATTTTCTTTTTGCATTTTGTTTAGTTTTATGTCTACCCATGTTTACTCCTTAGTTGGACCACCCATAGTATAAAATATTCAAATGTGGTTATTGAAATTTAGATTCCCTTTTTGCAGCCCCCGGCATCTTTTTAACTTGGTCTAAAACTCCACTTCTAAAGTCAGTTGGCAGTTTCTGTACACCATATGCAACTGGGTCGCCAAGTGTTACTTTTGTAATCGTTTGTTGGATGTGTCCGTTACTACCACAGTCAGGACAATCTTCACTTAATGGTAAATGTCTATTTGACATTGAATTCATTTTTTCAAAAGAATGGTCACATTCTTTACATTGATATGAATATGTTGGCATTATATAACTCCTAAATGTTTTTATAATATAAAATAATATCGTGGTCTGCAATAAGTTTCAGTAGAGGCCTTCTACTGAAAAAACTGTTCCATCTACTTTTCCATCTTGTTTTAAAAATCTTCCATGCTGATGTTAGATGTGTTGTATTATCCATTTCTACATGGATGTATTCTCCCATGTGCGTATAAAGTAAACCAAAAGGTACTGATGGTACAATATCTGCACCATGCACATGTCTGTAAAATTTTGATTTGACTGATTGACAATATTTTTTTGTACCCACTCTTGGTTGTCCAAATGTATATACCTGTCCAATGTACTTTGAGCGTGCGGCAGCAACCGTGGCAAGGGCGCCACCAAGACTATGACCAGTAAAGTATACAATATCACCTTTAGTATAAGTTTCGTCTAGCACTCGTTCTACATCATTCCAGATGTTATCTAATGCACCAGCAAAACCACGATGCACCATTCCTTGTTTTTCTCCCTTAGTGGGGAAAAGATTTAAATCTGCAACAACATCTTTTAATTCAGTTGGTTCTGTACCCCTAAATGCAATAACAATAGATTTACCAGACTTGAATAACATGGCCTCTGTACCATCTACATCAAAGTATGCGAGTTTAGTAACTTTATATGATTTTAAGTGTTGTTTAACTGTTTGCTTATTATCTGACAAATAAGCAAGTGCGGAAAACAAAGACATTTGTTTTGCAATATTTCTGTCATAATTAACAGATTGTGATATACTATTCCATTTTCCGAGCTCGTCAATAAGCTCAATCTTTTTTTCTTTCATTCGTCTACTCCAAGTCCGTATCCCAATAAACATAATCAATCCAAGTTAGGTGCAGTTTTTGGTATTTTTCCTTACTGATACCTCTCATCAAATGGGTGTTTGATGGCACTACTGGTTTATTTATAGGATACATTCCAATCTCTTTGGTGAGTCGATTTCCTTTCTTTGTATTGCACCGCCGACATGCAGTTACAATATTATGCCAAGATGTGTTACCACCACGACTTAATGGTAATACATGATCGAATGTCAAATCTTTTGTTGGAAATTTTGTATTGCAATACTGACATTTAAATCTATCTCTTGCAAAAACATTAAGCCTAGTAAATCTAGGTGTCCTATGAGTTTTTACGTATGATTTAAGTGATATTACTGATGGTACATACATCTTGAAAGACGCACTATGTACAACATGTTCATCATATTCGTGTACAACATTAACTCTTTCAAGCAAGGTAGAAGTAACTGCTTCTTGCCATGTGCAAGTAGATAAGGGCATTGTTGCCAGTGGTCTATAATCCGCATTCAGAACTAAAGTCTGAACATTGTTTGGTATCATGAAAGTTTCCTACACAACCAACTCTATCTAATTTTATTTAGTGGAGTAAAGTTTTCCGAAGTTACGTTTTTGGAAACTCTATAATATTTTCTGCATTGGAAGTGCCATCATTTTTGGTCAAAAGATCAGTCATTAACCTGTCCAGTGAATCTTTAGACATTGTGATATCATTATCACCAAATAAATACTCACTATCAATGGCATTATCAACGTACCCAAGTTCTGCATCTTTTAAAAATTTTATATCTGATTCAATCTGGTCTAAACGTTTACAGATTGCATTTAAAATTGTTAATGCAGTATCTTCGAATGGTGTCATTTTAGAATCCTTTTTGTATTTTGATTAATAAAGTAACATTTTATTCATCATTTGTCAAGCACTATTTTGTTGTTGCTATAAAAACACCATTCCAATCTTCTGGTAAATCCTGAGTTTCCATGTATTCGCACCTTTCTTTCCACATCCTGTAATAACCTTCCATACGTCCATCAAAATGGTCAACCAAACCTTCACACAAATACCCAGCGCGTACAAATTCCTTATTACGATAGTGCTTTAACATTTCATCATGTATTCTACCACTAACTCTATAGTGATTTTTAATATTATCTAATGCGGTGTAAATACTTATACCTATAGTCTTTCCTTTGACTGCAAGATCATCTAACTTCAGATAAAAGAAATCATCTTTTGTTCTATTATAGGTTTCTTCTCCAATTAACAAAACCATACCATATTCTTTACACTTTGATTCTATTCTCGCAGCAGTTGATACAGAATCCCCCAATACGTCATACGAGTGTCTTGCAGTACTTCCCATTTCACCCAAATAACCAAGACCAGTATTAATACCAGCCCCCATACCAACTGGAGGCCTACCTTCACTAGTAATTTTTTCATTGAACTTTTCCACAGCATTTAACATATCAAATGCAGTTTGTACTGCAGTCTTGGCATGGTTTGGATCATCTATAGGGGCATTATGAACATGCATACTTGCATCACCAATATATTTGATAACCATACCTTCACTATCAAGAATTGGTTGTGTGATTGCATCCATATAACCATTCATAATCTTAGTCAAACCTTTTACGTCATCACCAAAAGATTCTCCTAATGGTGTGAAACCACGCAAATCGGAAAAACAAATACTAATCTCTTTTTTCATACCATCTTTGATAAGTGAAGGATTTTCTTGTAACATGCGTACAACTGTGGGAGATGCATAACCGGCAAATTGTTTTTTGATTTCTTGTTTCTCTAAAAATTCACTGATAAACTTTACTGAGTATCTAAAAGTACCTAATAAAAGTAACAAGAATGATATCGTAAGTCCATCAATCAAAAATCCATATTGATTAAAAATGTATACTGTACTGTACATTATACCCACTAATGTAAACGTAAAGAAACATAATCCAATATAAGTCCAGTTTGATAACACAATTAATAACAGTCCAATAACTATCAATGCAGTAATTTCGCCCCAGGCCTTTGCATCTGGGTGTCTTGAAATATTTGAGTCGTTGAATACTGTGCCCAACATGACTGCCTGCATTTCGTGCGGCCATATACCACCTTTTGCAGTAGAGATAGGTTGTGCAATCCCACCAGCACTAACACCAACAAAAACAACACCACCATTAAAATTATCTGGTAAGTTTTCACTACTCACAGAAGTATATCCCTGAGACCAATCAATCCAGATTTCACCAAGGGCGTTTGTCTGAATAGAACCAAATTGTGGAATTCTCAGTTTATCTACGCCGAGGGGGGATAGTTTAATTTGAAATGAAGGATCTCCAGCAATAACTCTTAAAGTCTCCATTGTTACATTTGGATATAAAACTCCACCACTTTCAAACACAAGGGGAGCTCTTCTTGTTACACCATCCAATTCTGGATAAGTGTCAGTTATCCCTGTACCAAGTGCAGTACCTTCAAGTAATTCAATATTAGTTGTGATGCCAGATATACTTGGAATGAGATGCATATACTGACTATTAATAATTCCAGCGCCAGGGTTATATGGTTCATTTTTGTTCTCCTCTGTACCTATCATTGTTAAAATGACAGGATACTCATTTAAAATATAAGATAATTCTTCATCTTCTCCAAATCTATCTTTTTCGCTCATAAGTACATTAAATACAACTAGTCCAGCACCTCTATCGTAAATATCTTGGATAATCTCCCCATAAATACTTCGAGGAAATGGCCATTGTCCATATTCATCAATAGTTGTTTCATCTATATTGACTGTAAAAATATTATTTTGTTGTATTGGTTGACTTGTAATAAGAGTGTCAAAATATCTTAACCTAACACTCTCAACAAAATTTGGATTGACA